ACATTCCTCGGCGGAGGCATGGTTGATGTTGAACTTGACCCTATACACTATCAAACTGCACTTAACAAGGCATTGACCCGTTTTAGACAGCGTAGTGATAATGCTGTTGAAGAGTCGTATATGTTCTTAACAACTGTTGTAGATCAAAATGATTATATATTACCAAACGAAGTAATGGAAGTGCGTAAGCTATTCCGTAGATCAATTGGTTCACGTACTGGCGGCGGAGACGGCGGCAGTTTGTTTGAACCGTTTAACCTTGCTTATACAAATACATATTTGTTGTCAGGATCTAAACTTGGCGGACTAGCAACATATGATCTATTCTCCCAACACCAAGAATTAGTAGGTAGAATGTTCGGCAGCTTTATTGAGTTTAAATGGAGCAGCACAAGCAAAAAACTTACGCTGTTACAGCGTCCTAGAGCAGAAGAAGAACTATTGCTTTACTGCTATAACTATCGTCCTGACAGTGAATTACTAAATGATTATCTTGCAGTGCAATGGTTAAAAGATTACACACTAGCAGCATGTAAGTATATGCTAGGCGAAGCACGTAGTAAATTTGCTACTATTGCCGGTCCACAAGGCGGCTCGACACTCAATGGCGATAGCTTAAAAGCAGAAGCACAAGCTGAAATGGAAAAACTTGAAGTTGAAGTTAGTATGGCTGTTTCAGGTGGTACAGGCTACGGATTCTTAATAGGCTAAAAAACACCCGAGTTTACGCTAACATTTACGTATGCTGTAAATACAATATAACAAAGGAGTTACTATTGTGTGCAGTCCGTTTGTAAGAAAAGAAGCCAACCGCTTTTACTGGATAGTAAAAGGTTCATTAATTCCCCAATCATGGTCCGACAAAGATGTAGAAGGCATATACGATAGCTATATGAAACGCATCTGGGGCAATCACGAAAATTGTGTGCATGAAAACGGATTTCCTACTGCTTGGGCAGAAAGAGAAGCAGAAGAAATAAACCAAGTTGCTGTATTAGGTTACGATTAAGGTTGACAAATGCATAAGTTCTGTTATAATAATATAATATAATTATAGGAGAACAATATGAAACAAAAGCTACTAGTTATAGGCCACGGACGTCACGGTAAAGACACTGTATGTGAAATGCTTCGCGACAACTACGATTATAGTTTCGAAAGCAGCAGCAAGTTTTGTAGCAAATTGTTTATCTATAATGATCTAAAAGACAAGTACGGATACACTGACGAAGAGCAGTGTTATGCTGACAGACACAATCATCGTCAAGAATGGTACGAAGCTATTTGTGATTATAATATACCTGACGCAGCAACTTTGGGCAGAGAAATGTTTGCCGAATATGATATCTACTGCGGATTAAGAAACAAAAAAGAATTCCACGCTATGAAAAATACTGGTGTGTTTGATTATGCTATTTGGGTTGATCGTAGCGATCATCTTCCTCCTGAATCAAAAGACAGTATGAGTCTTGAACAATGGATGGCAGATTATACTATTGACAACAATGGTACATTAGATGATTTGAAATTTAATTTAGATAGACTAATGTGTTACTTAGAAGTCAGGTCGTAAATCACCCTGTTTCCAACGTACCCCTTCTTTTTGCATAATACGTTGACAGTTAGCACAGATAGTTTTTAAGTTATTAGGCCGACAATTAACTAAGTCACCGTCTATGTGGAATACGTTAAACTGTTCGTCATGCTTTGATTTAAATCCACATTTTTCACATACGCTTTTCTTTTCGTACCCGCGCTGCTTCCAAAATGGTATCCCGTGACCTAATCCGTTGCGTAAACATTTTTCGCACAGTTTACGATAGTAAGTTTTGTTGTTCTTTTTATAGTTTATTGCAGCTGGACGCAGCCCGCACTTGCATAATGGTCTCATGTCGTATTTAGCTCACCTTTTTGGTACCTTTTTCTGTGGTATATGCTAGGTGTTTTGTGTCTATTATAATAAATACTGTATAGAAAACACTAACATCCAACAGGAGAATAACATGGCATTAGTATCACCAGGCGTAGAAGTCAATGTAATTGACGAAAGTTTCTACACTCCAGCAGCAGCTGGAACGGTACCTATGATCTTTGTTGCTACTGCTAGTAATAAAACTAGAAGCAGTGGGACAGGAACAGCAGCAGGTACAATTACAGCAAACGCAGGAAAACCATATTTGATCACTAGTCAACGAGAGCTTGGTGAAACATTTGGCGACCCTTTATTTTACAGCGACAACAACGGCAATATGATCCACGGTGGCGAGCTTAATGAGTATGGCTTACAAGCTGCTTATTCAGCACTAGGCGTGTCGAATCGTGTATACGTTGTAAGAGCTAATTTAGACACAGCAGAATTAACAGCAAGTGCATCAGCACCAGGCGGCGATCCAGCAAATGGCGCTTACTGGCTTGACACTTCAACAAGCAATTTTGGAATTCTCGAATGGAATTCAGCAGCAATTACAGTAATAGGCGGCCAAACATTTACAGCAAAAACACCAACAGTATTAACAGTAGCTACTGATTTAAGCGCAGGCTTAGCTAGTGCGCCAAAAGCATCAATCGGTCAAATTGGCGACTATGCTGTAGACGCAAACGATACAATGAACCGTTTGTACTACAAAACACCAGGTTACGGTACAACAGCTCAAAGATTAACAAATCGCGGCACTTGGGTAGAAGTAGGCAGCGACAACTGGAAAGCAAGTTGGGCAGTTACACGCGGTACAGCAAGTAACCCTGACTTAACAACAGCAGGTGCAGCAAGTGAAGGAATAATAATTAATACTACTCCTGTAAACTTTACAGGTGCTGAGACAAATATTGCAGATCTTGTTTCAATTATTAATGCAGCAGGAATTGCAGGGGTATCGGCAGCACTAGTTGATGGTTCAATTGAAATTTACGGCAATAGTTTAAGTGCATCAACTGGCGGAACAGCTGATAGTAAAGTTGCTATTGCAGCTGGTGGATCAGGCGACTTGCTAGGAGACTTAGGACTTACAGCAGCTACCTATAGTACACCGAGACTACAGCCAGCACCACACACTAGCGTCCCTGAATTTAAATCAGGCGACACAACACCAGCACCGAGTGGCTCAGTTTGGATTAAAACAACTACACCAAACGGTGGCGCAAAACTGAGTGTTAAGCAGTACAGCACAGCTACACAGCTATGGTCAACTGTAACAGCACCACTTTACACTACGCCACAAGGCGCAATTTATGGGCTTGATAAAACAGGCGGCGGCACAAACTTATTAACTGGAGCACTTTATGTTAATGTTAATGTAGACGAACTTGCTAATCCTATTGGTAACTACAAAATCTTTACAAGAGCATCAGCAGGAGCAACAAGCATTACTGGTACAGTAGTTACTAGTGTTGCACCAGGTACTTATACATTTACTTTATCTGAAACAAGAGCAAACACAGCAGCAATGACTGCTCCTGTAACAGTAAGTGTTATAACTACAGGTGCAACTACTGACGCAGATTTATTAGCAGCAGCAATTAATGCAAAAGGCTTAACAAATGTTGTAGCACTAGTTGACGCACAAAATAGAGTTGTAATTCAGCACAAACTAGGCGGCGACATTAAGATTGTTGACACCGACGGCGGATTAGCATTATACGGATTTAGTGCAGCAAATACAGTAAACTTGTATGTAGGACCAAATGCAACTGGATTAGTAGCATCTAACTGGAAGCCACTAACTTACACAGCATCTGGTTCAGTTCCATTAAGTTTACCTGCACACGGACAATTATGGTATAGTAGTGTTGTTGACGAAGTAGATATTATGGTACATAATGGCGACACATGGGTTGGATTAAACTATGTTGGCGGTACTGGCTTATCAGCTGATTCAAGTCCATATAGCGGAACTAACGCAGAAGGACCGATGGTTTCAGCAACAGCACCTATTAAGCAAGACAACGGCAATAATCTAGTAGAAGGCGATATTTGGGTAAGTACAGCAGATGTTGAAAATTATCCAGCAATTTACAAGTATAATCCAACAATTGCAGCAACAGGTGCAAGTGGTTGGATCTTAATGGATAAAGCAGATCAAACAACTGAAAACGGTGTACTATTTGCAGATGCACGTGATGGCGATACAGGCGGCACAAAAGACGATGCACCAAGTGCAACTATTGCAGAATTACTAGTAAGTGATTATCTAGACACAGATGCACCAGATCCTACACTATATCCAAAAGGTATGTTGCTATGGAATCTACGCAGAAGCGGATTTAACGTTAAGCGTTTTGAACGTAACTATGTTGACTTAACAGCTAAAAACGTTCGTCAAGGTGGCGTAGATGCTGGCGCTCCAATGGCAGCTTACTACCCACATCGTTGGGTTACTGATTCAGGTAACCAAGCAGATGGTTCAGGAAGCTTTGGACGTCACGCACAGCGTAAGAGTGTTGTACAAGCACTACAAGCAACTGTTAACAGTAACCAAGATATCCGTGACGAAGAAAGTCGTCAGTTTAACTTAATTGCAGCTCCAGGTTACCCAGAGCTAATTGGTGAAATGATCACACTAAACTATGATAGACGCTTAACAGCATTTGTTATTGGTGACACACCATTACGTTTAACACCAGATGCAACTTCATTGAATGAATGGGCAACTAACGTTAAACTAGCACTAGAAGATAACGACAATGGTGCAGTTAGCTTTGACGAGTACATGGCTATGTATTATGGCGCAGGCTTTACAAGTGATAATGCAGGTAATAACATTGTTGTTCCAGCATCACACATGGCATTACGTACTATTATACTAAACGACCAAGTTGCGTTCCCCTGGTTTGCTCCAGCAGGTACAAGACGTGGTGGCGTAAGCAATGCTACAAGTTCAGGTTACATTAATAGCGAAGGCGAATTTGTAAGTGTAGCACTTAACACCGGACAGCGTGATACATTGTATTCAAATGCAATTAACCCGATCACATTTATTAGTGGCGCAGGACTTGTTGTATTTGGACAAAAGACTCGTGCAAGAAATGCAAGTGCATTGGATCGTGTAAACGTAGCACGTCTAACTGTTTACTTACGTGGACAGCTAGAGCTGTTGGCAAAACCATACTTGTTTGAGCCAAATGACAA